CTTGTTAGACCAGTTACTTGGTGTAGACAAACAGAAGATAGAATTATTGACGAAAAAGAAATTGGAAAAGACAGAATATTATATGAAGCTTTAATTTATCCTTCATCATATTTAATTCAATCGGTTGGAATTGGATCTACGATCATTTATGTAGATAATATTCGTCCATTCTTTAATCCAATTAATGAAAATAATGTAAGTCTAAATATCCAAAAAAATATTACATTAATTTCTCAAGATGGTAGAGTTGGGGCAACTGCAACTTGTATAGTCTCTTCTGGAGGAACGGTAACCTCAATTGTCATTAGTGATGGTGGAGTTGGATATACAACTACACCAACAATATCAATATCTCAACCAATTGGATTTGGAACAACAGCGGCACAAAATACTGCTCTTGCAACTGCAACCATATCTGGTGGAGTTGTGACAGGAATTGCAGTTACATATAGTGGAAGTGGATATATATCTACTTCTGTTCCACAAGTATTAATTGAATCTCCGACTTTAATTTCAGAATCAGATTCTGTTACTACTTATAGTGGAGATTCTGGTGTTATTGTTGGATTTGGAACCACTACAATTTCTTCAATTGATAAAATTATATTTGATTTTTATATTCCAACCACTTCATACTTAAGAGATACTTCTGTTGTTGGAACTGCAATTACAGTTAGTGGAATTGGAACGGGTGATTACTTCTTGATTTACAATTCAAATGTTGGTCTTGCAACTACATCAATAACATCAAGAGATACTAGTAATAATGTCATAGGAATTGGAACTAATTTTATAGATAATGTTTATCAAGTAGAGAGTGTAAGTAATGTAAGTGTTGCAAATACTACAATTGGAATTGCAACAGTTGGTTCTGCAACCACTACAATAAGAAGAGTTTTTGCAAGAATTAGTGGAATTTCTACTCTTACATTTGACAGCACCAATATTCGCTTTGATTCAACTGGTTTTACTTTCGACTCTACTGGAATTGGTTCTGGCAGTGGTTACTCTGGAGGTATTACAACATCAAATTACTTTGGAAACTTTAGTTGGGGTAAAATTGAATTAACTGCAAGAACCGAAGAGAATGAATTTAATTTTTATGGTAATTCCGGAGTCGGTGGTATTTCTACATCTGCGTATGTAATTCGCACCGTACCTTTAAAATATCTCAACTACATTTAAGCAATAAATAGTTAAAAACTTTTAAAATGGCAAAGTTAGGTATAAGTACTGGGACAACACCAAATGACGGAACTGGTGATAATCTTTTAGATGGTGCCGTTAAAATTAATAATAACTTTAATGAGATTTACACTCGTTTTGGTGATGGAACAAACTTAACTTCAATTGGTGGAACCTGGACATCAACATCTGTAGGAATTCATACTCTTAAAAACGTTGGTATCGGTACCACAAATCCAAGATTCCTATTGGAGGTTGGTGCAGTAGGAGCATCAGGAACAACATTATTCGTAAATGGTGATGCACGAGTCACTGGAATTCTCACGATTGGTACTGCATCTATTACTCTCAACGGTGCTACTAATATTATCAATGTTGGTACTGGTATTACAATTAATGGTTCTACTGGTATTATAAGTGCAACATCTATTGTTCTTGGTGGAACTACTCTTACTGGTGCAGCAGTTACCTCAATTACCGCAGGGTCTGGAATATCAGTAAACCAATCTACTGGAAATGTAACAATCACTGCTACTGGTGGTGGAGGGTCTTCACAATGGGTCACAACAGTAGCAGGTATTCATACACTCTCTAATGTCGGTATCGGCACCACAAACCCTACCAGTGCTCTTACAGTGACTGGTAATGGAACCTTTACTGGCGTAGTGACTGCTACTACATTTATTGGTTCTCTTACTGGGACTGCGACATCAACCACTAATATACCAAATTTAGTTGGTGATATAGTCTCTATTGGGAACAATACATCATTAGGTTCTATTACATCCACGGCTCTAAGAACAGCACTTACTTCAAGTACTGGTACTGGTGACGCTGTATTTGCAACAAGTCCCACATTTGTTACGCCTGCATTGGGAACTCCTGCCTCAGGAACTCTTACTAACTGCACATTTCCAACACTTAACCAAAATACTAGTGGTACTTCTGGTGGACTTACTGGAACTCCTAATATTACTGTAGGTGTTGCGACAGTATCAACACTTAATGTAGGAACTGGTGGAACAGTTATTACTACAACCACTGCTGGATTGGTTGGAATAGGAACAACAAATCCAATAGAAAAACTTACAATTGTTGGAGTAACATCATCATCATCATTTTATGGAGATTCATCATACACTGCAAGTGGTAGATGGACATTAGGTGCCAATGGATCTGCTGATTATACATTCACTGGAATTGGATTTACTCAGACAACTAATGATCCTGTTCTTTATCTTGCAAGAGGTAGAGTTTATGAGTTTGTAAATAACTCTGGTGGTAGCCACCCATTTCAAATACGTGTAAGTAATGGTGGTGCTGCGTATAGTGATGGTGTTACTAATAATGGTGGTGCAAGTGGTGTTATAAGATTTGAAATTCCATTTAGTGCTCCAAATACTTTATATTATCAATGCACAGTTCACTCTGGAATGGGAAACACAATAAGTGTTTATCCAAATACAATCTAAAATACCTAATAAATAATAAAAAAACAGTGTAAAATGGCAGCAATTATAACTGATCAGATTAGAATATTAAATGCAAAGAATTTTGTTGCAGGAGTAAGTTCTTCTAATAATTCATATTATTCTTTTATTGGATTGCCAAACCCCACAGAAATTCAATCTGATTGGGATACAAATCCACCATCACCAAAAGACTCTTTTGATGAGGAAAATAGTTATTGGGATACTATGGTAGCATTAAAAAAAATTAGTGCATCTGATGTTAGACAAGTCGTCCAAAAAAGAGTTTGGTCTTCTGGTACAACTTATGATATGTATCGTCACGACTATAGTAGATCAAACACTGCCAAAGTTTCTGGTGCAACTAGTTTATATGCTTCATCTTACTATATTTTAAACAGCGATTATAGAGTTTATATTTGTTTACAGAATGGAACTACTCCAGATACTCCAAACGGAAAACCATCACTAGATGAACCAACATTTACGGATTTAGAACCAAAATCTGCAGGTTCAAGTGGTGATGGATATATTTGGAAATACCTTTACACATTAAAACCATCAGAAGTGGCAAAATTTGAAACTTCCGATTTTATTCCTGTGCCTGCTAATTGGGAAACATCAACAGATAACTCTGCAGTAAGAGATAATGCAGTAGATGGATCAATCAAAATAGTAACTATCACAAACAGGGGTGTTGGGTTAGGAACTGCAAATAGAACTTATACAAGAGTTCCTATCAAAGGTGATGGTACTGGAGCAGAGTGTACTATCGTTATTAATAACGATCAAAAAGTTGAATCTATAGTTGTTTCAAGTCAAGGTTCTGGATATACTTATGGAAATATTGATTTGGTTGCAGGCAATGTCCCAACGGGAACAACTAGACCAACCTTTGATGTCATCATTTCGCCTAAGGGCGGGCACGGTTCTGATATATATCGTGAATTAGGTGCATATAATGTTCTTTTCTATTCCAGAATTGAAAACGACATTCAAAATCCAGACTTTATAACGGGAAATCAAATTGCAAGAGTTGGTATTGTTGAAAATCCAAGAATAAGTGCAGGTAGTTTACTTACCTCAGATAAAGCAAGTGCTGTATATGCTTTAAGACTTACCGGAATAGGATATAGTTCAGCAACTTTTACCGCAGATTCTTATTTTACTCAAACGGTGGCAACTGCAACCACTGCTGTTGGAAGAGTTATTAGTTATGATCAGACAACTGGTGTTTTAAAATACTGGCAAGATCGTTCTCTTGCAGGTTTTACAACAGTTGGAGTTGCAATTACAAATCCTACATATGGATTTGATTTAACTGAGTTCACAAATTCTCCATCTACAGGAGGAAGTGTAACTATTGTACCGTCTTCTGGTTCCAATTTATCTATAAACACGTCTTTCTCCGGCATATCAACCGTAATAAATAGTAGGACATATTATCTGGGTCAAGAATTTACAAACGGTATTGCCTCTCCTGAAGTTAAAAAATACTCAGGAAACATTATCTACGTAGATAATAGACCAGCTATTACTAGGTCATCCAACCAAAAAGAAGATATTAAAGTCATTTTGCAGTTCTAAAGAATTATGTCTCAGGAAACTAATCTCAATGTATCTCCATATTTTGATGACTTTGATGCAAATAATGGCTATTATAGAGTTCTCTTTAAACCCGGATATCCAGTACAAGCAAGAGAATTAACAACATTACAGTCAATATTACAAAATCAAATTGAAAAATTTGGTCAACATTTCTTTAAAGAAGGTGCAAAGGTCATACCCGGCAATACAGGATACACTCAACTTTATTATGCTGTAGAACTTCAAAATACTTATCTTGGAGTTCCTGTTTCTGCTTATGCAGATCAATTAGTAGGAACAAAAATAACAGGTCAAACTTCAGGAGTAACTGCAGTAGTTGATAAAATTTTATTACCTACTGACTCGGAAAGAGGAAATTTAACACTTTATATAAATTACCTAGCATCAAATACCCAGAATAATTCAACTCAACAGTTTTCTGATGGAGAACTTTTAATTTCTAATACACAAATTACTTCTGGTCTTTTAGGAAATTCTCTAATTTCTCCTGGACAACCATTTGCATCAACTATCGCACAAAATGCAACTTCTATCGGATCTGCATTTTCAATAACAAATGGCGTGTACTTCATTAGAGGTCAATTTGTAACAGTTAATGACGAAACCTTAATATTAGATCAATACTCAAATAGACCGAATTATCGTGTTGGTTTATTTGTAAATGAAGAAATTATAACTTCAGAAACAGATGAAAATTTAAACGATAATTCTCAAGGATTTAATAATTATGCTGCTCCGGGTGCAGATAGATTAAAAATTACAGCATCTCTTTCTAAAAAACCGAACACAGATTTTGATGATGGCAATTTTGTTGAGTTAGCAACAATTAAAGATGGAATTATTAGATCTCAACAAACAACTCCATACAATAACATTACTGATGAGTTAGCGAGAAGAACTTACGCAGAATCTGGGGACTATTATGTTACTCCTTTTGATGCTACATTAAAAGAGTCTTTAAATAATAATATAGGAAATAATGGAATTTTTAATGCTGGACAATTTACATATGGAGGTTCTACTCCATCGAATGATTTAGCAGTTTATCAAATTTCTCCAGGCAAAGCATTTGTTCGTGGTTATGAGTGCGAAACAATAAGCTCAACATTTTTAGATTGCCCTAAACCAAGAACAACTAAAACTTTAGAAAATCAATCTTTAAATTACAACACAGGACCCACTCTAAAATTAAATAGAGTTTATGGTTCTCCGAAAATTGGAATTGGAAATACCTATATTTTAAGTCTTAGGGATTCTAGAGTTGGAACAAATCAAAGAACTTCACCCGGAAAAGAAATTGGTGTTGCAAGAGTCTATGATTTTAGATTGGAATCTGGATCATATGATGTATCTAATTCAAATTTAAATCAGTGGAATATTTCTTTATACGACATTCAAACTATTACAGAAATTACTGTAAATGAACCAATTACATTATCGGTTCCAACTTTCATTAAAGGAAAAAGTAGCGGTGCTACAGCATTTTTAAAAGATTCTATTACTGCTGGGATAGCACTCACTGTTTACGAAAAAACTGGAGATTTTATTCTCAATGAATCTTTTATTATTGATGGTATAGAAAATTCCAGAGTAGCTACTGCAATTACTTCATATGGAATTTCTGACGTAAAATCAGTATATGGAATTGTTGGTACAGCTTCAACTTTTTCTGCGGATGCAATTCAATCTACAGGATTTAGTGTTGGTATTGCTACTATTAGTCCATCTTCAGGCGGAGTTAGCACAGTAACAAGCCCAAACACCTTATTTCCAGGAAGAATTGTTAGAATTGGAAATTTAGTTCAATATAGCGACCCATCTCATCAAGATCCCGTCATTGCAAAAGTAGTGGGATCGGGCAATACAACAATTTCTATTGCCCCAGTGGCGGCTGTTGCTGGAATTACTACAGCAAATTTACCAACTTCTGCACTGAATGTTACTGATTTTAGAGTTTTAACAACAAATTTAGAGACATCAACCGATAACACTTTATATACTAGACTTCCTAAAGTTAATGTTTCTAGTGTTGATTTAACAAATGCTGTTCTTGGAATTAGAACAGTTTTTTCTGTTAATATTTCAGGAAATCAAACTACAACCGTAACTGCTAGTCCAAATGAAACATTTTTACCATTTGATGAAGAAAGATATTCTTTAGTTACATCAAATGGACAAACCGAAGTTTTAACTTCAGATAAAGTTCAAATTGATTCTACCGGAACTCAATTATCAATATTTAACCTTTCTACTGCTTCGGATATCAATGCAACATTAATAGCAACTACTAGAAAGATAAAACCAAAGGCAAAATTAAAGAGAAAAAATAGAGTAAATTCTATTATAGTAGACAAATCAAAGTATGAATATTCGGGAATAGGTTCAACAACTCTAAATGATGGTCTTTCTTATGGAAATTATCCATTTGGAACAAGGGTTCAAGATGAAATCATTTCTCTCAATACATCTGATATTATAGAAATTTATGGGATTTTTGAATCTGTAAATACTAATGATGTATCTGCTCCAACATTAGATCTTTCCTCAATAAATGGTCCATCAGGAACGACCTCTGATTTAATTATTGGAGAAAACGTAATAGGTCAAACTAGTGGTGCAGTTGCCATTTTTGCTGAAAGAATTAATGATACTAGAATATCTTTCATCTATAAAAATCAAAAAACCTTTAAAGAAGGTGAAACTTTAAGATTTGAAGAATCTCAAATTCAATCAGTAGTACAAACTA